CTATGTTAATCAAAAACATTAAACCTGCCGTGGTGGTTTTGAACGGCATGATGGTGCTTGCGCCAATGCAGGAAGCCGAAGTGGCGGATAACGATGCGGGCGTGTTGAGCTTGGTGGAAAGTGGGCATTTGGAAGTGTTAGAACAGCCTAAGTCAGAACCACCCAAGTCAGAACAACCCAAGTCAGAACAACCCAAGCAAGAAGATGTAACCAAGATGACGGTGGAGCAGTTGCGCCAGTATTTGACGGAAAAAGGCGTTGAATTTGCCAGCGATGCCAAGAAAGAGAATTTGCTGGCATTGGCAGGCGCACAATGAACCCGCTGATTGATAAGCTGCGTTTGCTTTGCCCTTATGTGGCAACGGCGGATGATGCGCTGCTGGATAAGATGCTGGACATGGCAGCGGAGTTTGCGCCGCCTTGCTTATCCGACAAGTTGAAAGAACGCGCGGTGTTGTATTACGCGGGCTATTTAGCGGTAAACGCACTTTCGGCAGCAGCGCAAGGGGCGGTGGTTGTGCCTGTGGGCGTAGTGTCGGAGCGCGAGGGGGATTTGTCGCGCAGCTATGGCAATAATGGCGGCGACCCTTGCGGTTATTTGGCGCAGTATCAAAAGCTGGCGGATTTATGCAAACGCGGTGCGATTGTGGTATCGCAATATGGAGATGGCTGTGGATGTGCAAATCAATGATTTTGGTTTAGCGGACATCATCGGCAACACGCAAGAACTTAATGGGCGCGTGGTTAAAGTGGGCATTCAGGGCGGATCGCATGATGATATGGTGGACATTGCTATTTACAACCATTTCGGCACGCGCCATATTCCGCCGCGCCCATTTATGGCTGATTGCGCGGAGCAAAACGCGGCGCAGATTCATGAAGCGCTGCGGCGAGTGGTATATCGCGTGATGGAAGGGGCGGATGCGGAAGCGATGCTGCATCAACTGGGCAACTGGTATCGCGATGTGCAAAGGGCGCATATTCGCAATGGCAATTGGGTGCCTAACGCGCCTGCGACAATTAAACGCAAAGGGTCTGACCGACCGTTGATCGATACGGGGCAGTTGGTGGCTTCGGTAGGGTATGAAGTGGAGTAGCGGAAAACCAATTATAGGCAGCCTGAAAATGGGACTAAGAAAACAACACACCATTCGCCGTTTTGCCGATGGGGCGTATATCAAGGGGCGCTGGCAACAAGGCACGGAAACGCAAACGTTGGTTATCGCCGCTTCGGTGCAGCCGATACGCAACGATGAGCGGGAGAATTTGCCCGAGGGCAAACGCATGGGGCGAGCGGTTAAGATTTATACCGATGCGCTGCTGCGCGTGGATGACAACATGGGCGATGTGTTGCTGTGGCTGGGGACGGAATACCGCATCATCGCGCAGGCGCGGTTTCAAATGGGCATCATTAGCCATTATCGCTATTACGCGGTTTCGGAGCAGCCATGAAAGAGTATTTGTACGATATTTTGGCAGCGTTGTTGCCTGTGCCGCTGATTTGGGCGTATGAAAACGGCAGGCAGCCTGAAAACGTGTTTGCCGCGCTGGACGTGCGCTCGGCGGATGCCAGTTTACCTGTGCTGCGTGCGCCGATTAGCGAAAGCGGCAGCCGTGCATTATCGGCGGTGCGCGAAGCGGCGGTAACGGTGCAATGCTATGGCGATGGCGCGTTTGAGATTTTGGACGCGCTGGCAATGGCGTTGCAAACGGAAGCGGCAGCAGATGCGCTGGATGCGGCAAATGCGGCGGTGTTTGATATAGAGCGGGTGCAATCTGTGCCCAAGCTGTTTGAAGCGCAGTATCACGAGCAGGCGGTGTTGTCGTTTCGTTATCGCTATATGGCGGCTATGGATGAGACGGTGCCTGTAATTGAAAAAGCAGTTTTAGATGTAACCACGCGGCAATAGCCGCTTTTTTTATGGAGTTTTGACATGGCAAAATTAGACCGATTGGTTAAGTTAAACATTTCGCTAAACACGACGGCAATCGCCACGGAAAGTTTTAGCGATATGATGATTGTGGGCTTGCACGCGGCAACCACGGCACGCATGGCGGCGATTACTTCGGCGGGTGAGTTGCTGGATATGGGGCTGCCGGCAACCGACCCGATTTACAAGGCAGCATTGGCGGCGTTTTCGCAAACGCCCACGCTGGCGAAAGTGTATATCGGGCGACGTGCAGCGAAAAAAATCACGCTCACAGGCGAGCAGATTGCCGCCAAAATCACGCTGCCCAGCGGCGAAGTGTTGGATATTGATGGCACGGCGGCGCAAGGCGCGGCAGCTTTGCCTGCATCGCTGAAAGCCAGCGCAAGTGGCGACACGCTGACCCTTGCCGAAGCGGCGGATATTGCCGTGAAGCCCATCAAAGGCACAATGGCATTGAGTGCAACAGAAAGCTACACCGATGCGCTGAACGAAATCATCAAGGCGGGCGGTTCGTGGTACGGATTGGTGCTGGCTGACCGCACGGAAAGCGTGGTGTTGGAAGTAGCCGCGTGGGCAGAAGCCAATGTTAAGCTGTTTGGTACAGCAACCGATGATGTGAAAGTGTTGAATGGCGCAGTACGCACCGACATTGCTGCCAAGCTGATGGATAAGCAATATTTCCGCACGTTTGTGGTGTTTGACCGCGAAGCGGCAACGGAATTTAACGAAGCGGCGTTGATGGCGAAGTGTTTTACTTTTTACCCAGGTGGCGAGACATGGGCGAACAAACGCCTTGCAGGTATTACGGCCGACCGCTTGGCGGAAGGCGAATACATCGCCGCCAGTGGCAAAAACTGCACCACGTTTGAGATGTTTAAGTCGTTTGCACTGACGCAAGGCGGCAAGACGGCGGCGGGCGAGTGGATTGACGTGATTCGTTTCCGCGATTGGTTGCACAACGAGATGCAGGCAGATGTGGCGTTTGCGCTGATTAACGGCGACGGCAAAATCCCCTACACCGATGAGGGCATCACAATTCTTGCCAATGCCATGCAAAAATCGTTACAACTGGGCGTGCGCCGTGGTGGCATCGCGCCCGAAGAGTTGGATGAAAACGATAAAGTGATTCCCAGCTACATCATTAAAAAACCGAAAACTGCGCAAATTTCACCCAACAACAAAGCCAGTCGGGTGTTGAACGATTTGGGCGGCTCGGCGCGTTTGGCGGGAGCGATTCATGTGGTGAACATTAAATTTAGCTTAGGCTATGAATGAAAGGATAAACGATGAGCGCAGTAAAAACTTATTCGCCCGACCGTGTGAAATTGGTGGTGGGGGTGCATTCGGTAACAGGTTATGCAGATGGCACGTTTGTGAGCATTGAACCGCTGGGCGATGGTATTACCTCGCAGGCAGGCGCAGACGGCGAAGTAGCGCGCGTGATGAGCGCGGATAAGCGTGTGAAAATCACGCTGACTTTGCAACAAACCAGCCGCAGCAATGATGTGTTGAACACGCTGCTGTCTATTGACCATTTGAGCGGCGGCGATAAGCCGTTTCCGCTGATGCTGACGGATTTGCGCGGCACAACGTTGGTTGCCACCGATGCGGCTTGGATTGTGAACCGCCCCACGGTGGAATTTGGCAAGGAATTGGGCAACCGTGAATGGGTGATTGAAACGGCACGCGCTGCCTTTACTGTGGGAGGGAATAACTGATGAGCCAAACGGTTGAAATTAAAGTGGGCGCTACCACATTTTTTATTACCAAGCTGAATGCTTTTGAAGCCTTGCCTGTATTTGGCGATTTGCAAAAGGAATTGCTGCCTGCGCTGGGCGCGTTGCTCGGCAGCCTGAAAGACGGCAAGCAAGATGGCAGCCTGAAAGATGTAGACAACGCAGATTTGGAAAAGGCGGTGGAAAAGCTGTCGGCGCAGCTTGATGGCAAAGCGCTGGAACGCTGGGCAACGCGCTTGCTGGACAGTGGGCATATTGCCTATGAGGACGAAAACGGCGAAGCGGTACGCTTTAAGTTGGCGCGAGATGGGCATATTTTTCAGGATTTTGCCGAAGTGTTGCAGCTTTTGGTGGTGGTGATTAAAGAGAATTTTGCTGCCCCTTTGACGCGCTGGCTAAACCTTTCTGGACTGGCGGGTTTAGCCGAAAAAGCGAAACCGTAGGGCGTTTTCGCGCCGATTTGGAAGCGGAATTTTTGATTTGGCGACCTGTGTTGGCGCGAAAAATCAGCCTTGCCGAAGTGAAAGACGGCACAGCTGATTTGGTGGACTTGCTGAAAATCAATGCGATTTTGGATATGCAGGATGAGGCACAGGCGCGGGAGGCGGAGCGATGGAAGTGATTTATTCCGTTGCCGCCAACAAGCGCAACGCTGCTTTGAACACGGCGGTTTGCGATTCGCCGCGCTCGGTTGCCAAGCGTTCCAACAGCGCAACGGTTTCGGGGTCTAGAGCAAAGGTTTTTGAACGAATGCCGTTTTTTTCGTGGTATTTTCGGGTGCGCTCGGCTTGTGATTGCGCCATGATAAAACTCCTTGATTTTGGTAGGGAGATTTTGTATAGTAGTAGGAAGCAGGAGGAGCGGTAACTCCCCCTGTCTGGTACTACGTTACCAAGCTGATTGCGACATCAGCAAGAATAACACCAGAAAAATTACTTTGATGACGGTACTCATCGGGTAATCCTTCCTGTGTAACACCCCCGAATTGTCAGGTTTGGGGGTTTTTCCTTTGTTGTTCTTCACAACAGGACAATTGTTGTAAATACTACGGAATAAGTCAATTTTCTTGTGTTTAATTCATTGAAATATAAATTATTTTAGGAAAATTATCATGGCGAAATTAAAAGTAATGGCAGGAGATTTTACCCAGAGTGGTTTTCACGAAGTGATGTTCGGGCAATTTAAAATGCTGCGACCGCAACCTAAAATTGATGGTTGGTTATCGGGTCTTTTAAGTTGGCTGGATGATGTTGAGTATGAATTTATCCCTTTTTCCGAAATCGCAGAGATGGAAAAAGCAACAGAAGAATCCATTACGCGGCTTGGCGGGGTAGTTGGTTGGGGATTGGCGGGGTCGTTGGCTTTTGGTGGTGCCGGTATGTTGGCGGGATTGCTGCGCGGCGGGAAAGCTACGGAAGTTGTGTTTGTGTGTACATTGGTTGACGGGCGTAAAATGATTGCTAAAACCGATAGTAAAACCTATGAAAAAATCTTGGTAAAGTATTTGGAAAATATCCATTTGCCACAGGACTTAGCAATACGCCGGCAACAATGCGAGGAGCGTAAACAGAAAAATCCTGCTAAAACTGTGGCGCAAATCAAAAAAACCAGATTGATAAAAGTAGGCAGGGCGGTTTTGTTTTCATTAATCGTTGGTGCGCTATTGTATTGGGCTGGCAATGCCAAGCCTCGTGGAAACGATACTCAAAGAAATGCTGTGAAACAGCAGTTGTCAGAATAAATTTTGAATAATGTTTTGAGCCGTCCTTTTGGGCGGTTTTTTTATGCCTGAAAGGTTTGCCATGATTGCAAAGGAATTGGTTACGCTGCTGCGTTTTCGGATGGAAAAGGCGGGTTTGAACCAGTTTTTGAACGGTTTGAACCAAGCGCGGACGCGGGCGCAGGCGGCGGCGAATGATATTCGGCGCAGTTTTGCGGCTATGCGTTTGCAGCAGCGCAATAGCGGGGCGATTTATAACCGCTCGCTGGATAGGCTGGGCATCCGCTCGGATAAGCAGATTTACGCGGAAATCCGCAGGGCAGAACTGGCTTATACGGCGTTTCGGCGCACAGGCATGGCGACGCACGCGGAGCTTGCCCGCGCTTTGGCCGGCACGCGCAAACAGATTCGGGAATTGCGCGGGGAGTTAAGCGGCGGTAACGACGGCGCTTCGGGCGGCGGATTGGGGGCGGGGCTGAAATCTTTTTTGATTGGTTTGGGCAGCCTGAAAACCGCTATGTCGTTTGCCAACACTTCCGACCAAATCAGCGGGGCGGTGGCGCAGGCTTCGCTTTACGCGGATAAGGGCAACGAAAACGCGGTGATTGCGCAGATTTTTAAAAACGCGCAGGCGACGGGTACGGACTGGCAGGCGGGCGTGGATATGTATGGCTCGGTGGCGCGCAGCAAAAAGGCGTTGGGCTTGGACGATGCGGCGGCGGTGCAGTTGTCGGATTTGGTGTCTAAGGCGGTGGCGACAACCAGCAAGGGCGCGGGGCAAGATTCGGCGGCGATTTTGCAGTTTTCGCAGGCTTTGGCTTCGGGTGTGCTGCGCGGCGACGAATTGAATTCTATTTTGGAAAATTCGGGCGGCTTGGCGATGGCGATTGCGGACGCTTTCGGCGTGGGCGTGGGCGAGTTGCGCGATATGGGCAAGGCGGGCAAGTTGTCGTCAAAAGAGATGGCGGAGGGCTTGCTGAAACAGGTGGACAAGATTAACGACAAATTCGCCAAGATGCCGAAAACGTTCGGCAGCGGGATGACGAAAATCCGCAATGCTTGGGCGCGCTGGGTGTTTGAAATCAATAGAAGCACGGGGGCGGGCGAGAAGTTTTACCGGGTGTGCAGCCTGATTGCGGACAATATCGGGCAGATTGCGAAAGCGGCGGCGTTTTTGGGCGCGGCGTATGGCATTTACCGTTTGAATAATGCTTTGGCAATGACGGTTGGCAACGCAGGCAGCCTGAATACGTTGTTGTTTGCCATTAAGGAAAGCGCCAAGCTGTCGCTGCTGCCATTTTTGAAAATCGCGGCGGTGCTGTATGGCATCTACTTGATTGTGGACGATATTATCGTGTGGCTGAACGGTGGGCAGTCGGTGTTGGGGGAACTGATTGGCTCATCGGCAGAATGGCAAACGCAGATTGATTGGGTGAAAGAAAAGCTAGGCTGGGTTTGGGAAAAACTGGGGGAGATTAAGGATGTTTTGGGCGGTGCGGGGCAAACGACTGGTAAATGGCTGATGAAAATAGCGGCGTTGGTGTCGGTGGGCATGGTGGTGTTTAAGGTGCTTATGCTGCTCTTTGGGGCAACAAAAGTTGTTGCGCTGGGTATTCGTTTGATTACGGCGGCAATGGCGGCTAATCCAATTTTGCTGGCGATTATGGCGGTGATTGCAGCTATTTGGCTGCTGTATAACAACTGGGACACGGTAGTGGCGTATTTGCTGGCGGCGTGGGATTGGGTGAAAGCCAAAGCATCGGCGGCATGGCAGGCGATTACGGCTTGGGCGCTGGCTACTTGGGAGCGGATAAAAGCGGCTTGCTTGGCGGCGTGGAATGCGGTTTGGCAATCTGCGGTGCAAATGTGGGACAACATTACGCAAAAGGCAATTAGTGCTTGGCAGGCGATTAGCAGCAGCGCGAGCAGTATTTGGGGTGGCATCATCAACACGGTAAACGGTCTTTGGGATACGGCGATTGGGTATTTTAAAGATAAGTGGGCAGCGGCGGTGGCGGCGGTGCGCGGTTGGTTTGATTGGATACCGGGCTTGGGCGGCGGCAGCATCAATGTGAACCATACGGTGAGCGCGGCGGCGATGACGGGCGCGGGGGTTGGCGTGCGCACGGGCGGCGTGGTGAATAATCATGTTACGCAGAACATTACGGCAAACGGCGTGCAAAATCCTGCGCGGTCGGCGGTGAATATGGCGCGTGGGTCGTATGTGTTGAAAGGGGCTTCATAATGGATTTTCAGGCTGCCTATGATGGCGTGAAAAATGCGGCGGGCAAGGTAAACAAGCTGGTGAACATGGTGTTTGGCATCGGCGGAACAACGGTGGGCGCGTTGCAGTTGGACGCGCTGATTGAAGAAACGACGGAACTTGCGGCAAATGTTACCCAGTATGCGGTGGAAGAAGGCGCGCCGATTGCCGACCATATCGGCGTGGAATCAGAGCGGCTGTCGTTGAGCGGGGTGGTATCGGGGGCGAGCGTGGTGTTGTTTGGCGATTCGGGCAAGTCTAAGCTGGTGCAGGCTAAGGCGCTGCTGCGACAAATGCACGAAAAGCGCGAGCCGATTACGATTGTGTCGGGTTTGGATTTTTACTCGGATTACGCGATTACGAATTGCACGATTCGGCGCGGAGCGGATGGCGAGAAGCTGGACGTGGAAATGTCGCTGATTAAGATTCGCAAGGCGCAGCCGCGCGAGGCGGATGTGCCACCGCAAAAAGCGAGTGGCAAAGCCAAAGGCAAGGCAGGGGAAACGGGCGCGCGTAAGGGCAAAACGGCGGGCAAGACAGCGCGCAAATCGTCTGTGCCGAAAACGGCGCAGCCTGCTGGTAGACCTGTATCGCAGCCGACCCAAGCAAGGCAACCTGAAACGCGGCGCAGCCAGTTGCACAAAATAACGTATTAGGAGATTTTATGCTGGCTTTGACTTTGGCAGATGCGAATGATTTTGTGATAGAAGCAGAATTAGACGGCGCGGAATATGCGTTGCATTTTGCGTGGAATGATGAAAACGCTTATTGGGCGTTGGGCTTGGAAAATGCTGATGGTGTGATGCAGTTTGAAGGGCTGCGCATTTGCCCGAATGTGGATATTTTGGCGGGGCTGCGTTATTTGGATGTGCCGCAGGGGGTGTTGTTTTGCGATGGCGAGCCTGACCGCATGGCGTTTGTGGATGGGCGTTCGCAAATGGTTTACGCGGGAGTAGGCGATGTTTTTGTTTGACCGAACTTATCGCTTGGTAGTGGGCGAAGCAGGCAAAAAAGGGGTGGAAATTGCGCCGCCTTTTCATATTGAGTTTTCTGTTGAGAAAACAGCGAAGGAAGACCCAAATAAATGCCAAGTGAAAATTTACAATTTAAAGCCTGATACGCGCCGCGCATTGGAAAAGCCTGATGCTTTTGCGGTGTTGTATGCAGGATATGGCGAAAACGCTGGGGCGGTGGTGTTGGCAGCGGGAGCGGTGATTGAGTGCATTACGGCGTTTGATGGGCAAAATGTGGTAACGGCGCTGGAATTGGCGGATGGCTGGGTGGAGTTACGCGATTGCTATGTTTCGCTGGGCTATGCGGGCGGTGCTTCGGCGCACGCGGTGATTCGGGATATTGCGCGGCAAATGGGGCTGGTTTTGGAGATGGCGGATACTTTGCCCGACCATGTTTGGCAGCATGGCTTTTCGCATCATGGGGCGGCGCGGATTGCGCTGGGCAAGGCAACGGCTGCGGCTGGGTTGGCGTGGTCTATCCAAAATCAGGTGTTGCGGGTGGTTAAAAAGCATGGCACTACGTCACGCCGCGCGGTGGTGCTGGCGGCGGATAGCGGCTTGGTGGGCTTTCCTGAACGCTTTGCCCAAGCAGCAACGGGTAAGGCGGCTAAGGGCAAGGGCGAAAAGGGGGCGGTGGAGAAAAAACGCTATGGCTGGAAAGTGAAGTCGCTGCTGTTGCCGCAAGTAAACCCGAGTGATGTGTTGAAGCTGGAATCGCGGCAAGTGAATGGGTTTTTTCGGGTGGAGAGTGTGAAGCATTCTGGCGGGTTTGATGGCGGCGATTGGGTGAGCGAGTTTGAGCTGTTTGATTTGAATGAGCCGCCACCTGCGGCGAAACAGGTGAATAAAAAATAATCCCGCTTTGGCGGGTTTTTTTTATGGGAAATGGCAATGGATATTTCAGATTTACGCGAGATGATACAAACGGAATTAGAGGCGGTGCATACCACGCTAGCGGGGAAAATTGTGTCGTGGAACGGCTCGCGGGCGGTGGTGCGCCCTGCGCTGCCGCGTGCAATGCGCGACGGCTCGGCGTTGCCTGCGCCGCAAATTGTGTCTGTGCCTGTGTGTTTTCCTGTGGGCGCGGGTGGGGCGGCGATGATAAGTGTGCCGCTGGCTGCGGGCGATGATGTGTTGCTGCATTTTTCAGAAACGGCGATTGATGGTTGGCTTTCAGGGTCGGATGCTGCGCCTGACGACCCGCGCCGCT